TACTCATTGTTTTCAATATTAGAAAAAGTTACTAAATCTTGTTTACCTCTTAATCCTGCTTTCATGTAAGTAGTCGCCCTACCTTCAAAGAAGTTTTGATGCTCTATGCCCATAACTTCATCTAACCAAGGTAGAGGGTTATCTTTTTGATTATAGTTAGGTTTTAACCCTAGCTGTAATAATCTTCTGTCTGCAATGTATCTGTTGTATTTATACATATCTTGTTTAGTAAGTCCTTCAATGTCGCCCATCTCAAATACTAAATCTAAAAACTTATCCTCAAGTTCAACCATTTGTCTACAGATGTCGTAAAGCTCTTTCTTAAAATCATCTGTCCATATTTCTATGTTCTCTTGAATAAACTCTCTAAATAGTTTAGTCATGGCTTCAACATGCATTGACTCATCACGAATAGAATATGTTACAATCTGACCCATACCTTTCATTTTACCAAATCTAGGAAAGTTTAACAGTATTGCAAAGCTACTAAATAATTGTAGTCCTTCTGTAAATGCAGAATAAACTGCTAAAGTTTTAGCAATAGTTTCTCTTTTAGCTTTCTTAGGTTTAAAGTTACCAACATAATCATGTTTATCAGCCATCTCTTCATAATCAGCAAAAGCTTTATACTCAACATCTGGCATACCAACTGTATCTAGTAGTAAAGAATATGCATGTTGATGTATTGATTCCATATTAGCAAAAGAACTCATCATCATTCTAGCTTCTGGTTTTTTGAATATAGGCATATACTTATCTATATATCCTGCACCAACATCTACATCTGACTGTGTGAATAATCTAAATATTTGTGTCAGTAGATTTTTTTCATTGTCTGATAAGTCTTGCCAATCTTTTACATCTGTATGTAAAGGTACAGACTCAGGCATCCAATGCATTTGATTTTGTAAAAAGTAGTAATCGAACATCCAAGGATATTCAAAAGGTTTGTAGTATTCTCTAGTTGTTAATAAACTCATTCATCCTCCTCTGTAAAATATGTGTTTAAAACTTCAAGCTTGTCATGGTAATCTGCCATATATCCAAGTTCTTTTTCCATAGTTTCCATAATATCAGAATGCTCTCCTACTCCGACACTTTTATGTAGATAGTTTTCTACATTCATTCTATGTTTATGTAATTGTCCTGTAAAGTATTGTCTTAATACATCAATACTTATGTTTCTAAAATCATCCATACTATTCTAATTCATTCTCTATAAAATCAGCTAAAGTGTTTATATCTGCATCAGATAAAATACTAGCTTGACTCCACATTGTAGAACTCATTCCTCCTCTAGTTTCTTTGTTCCTATACTGTGTTAATGCTTCAATAATATAATCCTCATCTTTACCAATTAAAGATGGGAAAGCTCCTACTCCTTGTCCATTTTGTCCATGACAAGCAGCACAACCACCCCACAAACCTCTAATATTTGAGTAAGGGTCTGCTAATGCTTGTTCATTTTTTTCTTCTAGTTGTTCTAATAAAGAGCCATGTTCTTTAATATAATTATCATAACACTCATCATAACATCCTTGTACTCGACTATATCCTTTGTATTCAAGATTAGTTGTTATATAATACATAATAGATGCTAAGAATGTTATAATTAATATTATGAATTTTAAATCGTTCATGCTTCTTTATCTAAGTTCCATTTAGCTCTTTTTTCGTAGTTAGGTTTAGATATTTTATTCCAAAACCTTTTTCTTTCTGTATCGCTTTTTAAATTAACATACCATTTATGTCCATCTCTTTCAGCATCTAAAAATATGGCTCTTGTAAAAAGTAAAGGTATTATTATAGAGCAATGTATAGCGAAAGATAAAATACTATTGTAGCCATACCAACCTAAATAATAAGTTGCTACTAATCCAAAAAAGAAAGACCATACTGTAAATAGTATTAAAGTAAAGTAAGCTTGAATAGATGGTTCAGGAATATATTTAAGTGGATTATATCTATTATCCATAACTAACTTCCAACACTCATCAATCCAAAACATAAATTGTAATATTTTATTTTTCATCCTTGTCCTCTATATTTTTTAAAACTTCTTCTATAATTTTTATTCATGGTAGAAGTTGCTAAATTTCTTCTACCTTGACTTGTTTTCTTACCTCTAACACCTGTAACTGGTGTGTGACTATTTGTTGTACTCCACTTAGCTGCCATTATCCCTCACAACTTATACATTCAACCTCATCTAATTTAATACGAGGTACTTTAATATTTACATTTTCTGTAGACCTTGCAGCATTAGACCTAAAGTAATACAATGATTTTAACTTATGCATACCATACCAATGAACATCATTTATGTATTGTATGTATTCATTATGCACATCTTGGTCAGCTGTAGCACTTGGTAAATCAAAAAATAGATTTACACTTTGAGCTTGACATATAAACTCTTGTCGTTTGTAAGCATGTTCAACAACCCATATCTGATTTATTTCACTTGCTGTTTTAAATACTTCTTTTTCATTATCTGTAAAAATATCTATGCTTTGTATTGAACCTTCATTCGCAGATATTTCTTTCCAGTTTTTCTTTCTTCTTTTTAGAAAGTTTCTTTTTATTTATAACTTTGTCTAAATATCTATTTTTAACTTGATAAGTACCTGATAAAGTTTTGTGTGTATATATGTTAGCCCTATATGGCTCAATCGAAGGAGATGCCCCACCACAAATAATACTAGAAGAGGCATTAGGAGCAACAGCGATAAGATGAACATTCCTAACATTACTAGAACCTGCATCAGGGCATGACCCACGCATGTCTGCCAAGTCTTGAGTTGCTTTAGTAGCTCTTGTATTGATATGTTTAAATAATTTATAGTTGATTCCTGTTGCTTCCATACCCTCAAAAGGTACATTTTTAGATTGTAAATAGGAATGAAAACCCATTGCTCCAAGACCGATTGACCTTTCTCTGTATGCTGAGAAGGCTGCTTTTTGATAACCTTCTTTTTCTTCTTTGATGTAGTTTGTAAATCTTTTGTAGTTGGCATTATATTCTCCTAGTTCTTCTATGTCTACAATGTTTTCTATAAAATGTTGAATGACATTATCCAACATTGTTATTAAGTCTGATATAAAAAGTTTATTATCTTTCCATTCATCAAACTTTTCTAAATTTACACTAGACAAACAACAAACTGCTGTTCGTTCTTCATTAGTAGCTAGTGTTATTTCAGAACATAAATTACTTTGTTTTATTTCTAAGCCTAAATCTTTTTGACTTTTTGGTAAATGTTCATTACAAGTATCTATGTTTATTAAATATGGTTCTCCTGTTTCTGCTCTAGCATTTATGAGTTGCCACCACAAAGAACGAGCATTTATAGTCTTTACAGGTTGTTTTGTTTTAGGGTCAATCAATCTCCAATCTTCATCATTTTTTATAGCTTTTAAAAAATCATTAGTGATGTTTACACCATTATGTAAATTTAAACATTTTCTATTTATATCTCCACCTGATTCTTTTCTCATATTTAAAAATTCTTCTATCTCTGGATGAGATACATCTAAATATGCAGCATAAGAACCTCTTCTTGTAACACCTTGATTAAAGGCTAACATTTGTGAATCAACTACATGCATGAATGGTATGCAACCAGTAGACTTACTGCCATTAGAAGTAGATACCCCATTGCTACGCAAATCCCCCCAATATCCACCGATGCCTCCACCTGCACTTGCCAACCATATATTCTCGTCATAGTGAGCAGACAAACCAACCCTACTGTCAGGTACATAATTAAGAAAACAGCTGATAGGTAAACCACGACTCGTTCCCCCGTTACTAAGGATAGGAGTGCTAAACATGAACCAATGTAGGGAACTGTAGTCATACAATCGTTGAGCCAATTCAAAATCCGTGTTGTTTTTATATGTTGCTGCAAATACTGCAGCCCTTGCCAAAGCTTCTTGAGCATGTGTTTCCTCCTTCCAAAAATATCTATCTCTCAATGTATCTAAACTAAACTTATCTAGCTTAGACTCTCTGTTATAATCTATTGTAATACCTAAGTATTCTTTTCTTCCAACTTTATCCATATTATTAATTTAAATAATTTTTATCATTATCTCCTTTTAAAAATTTTTCTTCTTCATCATGTACATATAACATGATTATAGCATAGTGTAATATTTTCATTAAGTCTTTTCTATTCTTACCATCTTTATTACCATATCGTTTAGCATACTTCATAATATTACCAATACAAAATCCCTCTCCATGTCCAGAGTCGATAATAACATCAGTAGCTTGGTATTTATCTGTAGCATAGTGTTGTCCGTAAGTATCATAAATATAATTTTTTAGTTCTTCTATTAACTCATTTTCATTAAACTTATACATTTAAACCTCCTACTATATCTTGTAATGTTATGTTAGGATTTTTCTTAACTTGTTTATAAAACCATCTTAATGAGTAGGCACTTAACATAAATCTATTGTTAGCATATATGTGTGTTTGCTCTGGTAAAAACTCTTTTAGATTTTTCATAGTAATTTTATTAACATCTTCTCCATCTGGAACCATAGTTTTTAACCACTCAATAAGTAGTTCTTTACTTCTTCTTCTTAATTGTTTAGCTTTTTTACCTCTCATATTTTATCTCATCTACTTTTGGTGGATTAGGTGTGTCGGTAAAGTAAGTCAATCCTCTTGCATACTTAAACACTCGTAAGCCTTGTCCATCATTTGCATCTTTGTGACACTCAAACTTATGTCTACAATAAGTACATTCTCTAGGTAATTTCATGTTACCTGATACACCTTCAGGTATAGTATTATAACATAAGTCAGGGGGTGTGTCA